TACACCCCGGCACTGACCAGCAGCATGGACTGGTCGAATGCGGTAGGTGTGCCGATTGCTCCATTGCTAGACCATTCGTCAAAGCAGCGAATCCTGAACCCGGCAAACTTCCCATGCGCCCGGTGCCACATGGATAGCAGCGTGTTGTATGTATCCTGCTTTTCCAACATGAATGACACATCAAATGTTCTGGCCGGGAACGGATGAATTAGCCGGCGGTATTCGTTGCCACCGGATGTGGTAACAATATCAACCGAGTAATCATCATTGAAGCTGGCGCCGATCTTGATGCCAGAGGCTAGGCGTTCTTCGAGGAAATCAGCCATAGCGGCGCGCTCCTTCCATTGCGCCAAGCGCAGTTCTAGCGCCTGATGCAGCCGCCCGTCTTACCTCTGACTTGTCCGCGCCTTGGCCGGCATAGATGGTCTGATTGATCGTCATGCCGCCATGCATGCCGGGCTTGTTCTGTGCCGCCGGGATTATTCGCTCGCCCATATGTATTCGAGCAACCATGTCTCTAGGCACAAAATCTGTGCCAATGGCAAATGACGGCATCGGCGTATCAAGCCATTTAAGATCAGCAGCAGAGAAAGGAGTGCCGGTTGGTGCTGCTGACGATGCGCCAAACATTGAACCAGCCATGCCGAAAATCTTTCCAGCCAATCCGCCGATGTTTCCAGTCTTATCCACATCGCCTAGCATCAGTTTCAGCAATTGAGCCGATGCGGCTTGTGCAATCATCTTTTGCAGAGTTTTGCTGAACGATTCTCCAATGCTAGACATGCCGTCTTTGGTCGGATTAATGAAGAACTCAGCCATTGCATCCTGCGAATTCTTTGCGGCTTGTTTAAGGAACTCTCCAAGCTCGCCGTTTTCCTTCTCAATACTCTTTGCGGCGTCCTGAATGTCGTATTGCTTGGCTTCCTTTGCGCTTAACGCATCACTTAGTTGCCCTCTCAGCCGCAGTTCTTCGCGCAGAAACTCAATTTGCGCCTGCATGTTTTGTTGTTCAGCATCAGATTCTCCTGCAAGCGCCGCAGAGGCGCTCGCCTGCTCAATAGTTGCCATAGCATCGGCAAGGCGCGCTTGTTCAACAACCGATATTTGCGCAGCAGTCAGGCCATATTTCTCTGTTTCGTCTTGGGCCTTTTGAATCTGCTCAATCATCGATTGGCGACTGGATAGATTCTTCTGCTGCTGCGCTTCAACGTCTTTCAGGAACTTGGCATTCAACTCAGCGGCGCGGGCAGATTCAAATTGCGCAATGGCCGTTTGCTTCCACGCATCAGGCATCTTTGCCCAATTCGCAGATGACATCAGGTCATAGAGTTTCTTCTGCGATGCGGTCAGGTCTAGGGTAGAGGCGTCGGCATCTCGGGCAATGTCGGACAAGCCTTTAAGCGTGTTTTCGTAGGCTTTGGCTTCGTCTGAAACAGTGTCTTTCGACCCGCCTGATTTCTTGTTGCCGCCTCCGGTTGAAACGGATGGCCTTTTTGCATCTGGGAAAATGCTTCCAGACAGCGCAGCAACGCCTTTGCGGTCACTGTCTGATTGTGCTCGGTTGGCAATAGCGCGTAGCGACTTTTCCTGATTCGCTGCTTCCTGCTTGGCATCTTCGCGGCGCAGGTTGCCAATGGCCGCCGCCTGCGCAAGATTTCCAGACATGATTGCGCCGGCCTGCGCTGCCAGTGCGCCTAGTTCCTTGCCAATGGCAACAATGCCGAATTTTACGCGAGTAGCAACAATCGCAACGCCGTCAAGCGCCGAAGAAATGCCACCCTGAATCGAAGCGAATGCGCCGGATTTCTGCGTGCCATCATCGTAGGCACCGTTTAGCGCCTGCATGATGCTAATCAGGTCGGATATAGCCCCGGTGGCGAGTTTCACACTGTCATAGATGATCCCGCCGGTATTGTTCTGATTGATCGTGCGGAACAATTCATCCCACGAATAACCTAGATTTGAGATGGCGCCATCTAGGGTTTTGGCGCGTTCTTCCATTGCGCCAAAAAAGTTTTTGTTGCCAATGTCAGTCAGGTATTGCGAGATAGACTCAGCATTGTTTTTGATGGTTGTCGTGACGCCTTGGAACGTCAGCGCAACGGTATCGCCATTCTGTTTAGCTTTTATGCCGAACTCTTTTAGGCGCTCAAACTCACCCGTTGAAGCATCGGCAACCGCTTCGATCATCTGGTTCAGGCTCTTGCCCATCGCAGATGCGGTGTTGCCGTAACTGGTCAATGATTCCTTGGACGCATCCAGCCCCAAGGATTTCATCTTGATAAATGCCTGCGTTACCTGCGCCAGAGAGAACGGCGTTTCAGCGTCAAACTCCTTGATCCATGCGAGTTCTTTTTCCGCATTGGCAGAGCTTCCGGTGATCGTTATCAGCGCGGAATTAAGCACGTCGAATTCGCGCTGAACGGACACCAACTTACCGGCGAATGCCGCAACGGATACGCCGGCAAACAACCCGCCGGCCAGTTTTGCAAGCGATGAGAATCCAGTCGTGAGCGATCCCGCCAACTGGTTCAGGCTGTTTGATTCCTTCTGGAACTTGTCAAGGCTTTGCGCGGCCTTGTTGATACCTACGGCGGCAGCATCGGCAGACTTGGCAATGGATTCAAACTTGTTTGTTTGACCACTGATGCCGGATAGTTGCGCGTTTGCTTTCTGCGCTTCGGCGGCAATCTTGGATAGGGAAACCGCAGCAGGGTCTAGCGGCTTGAAGGATGATCCTGCGGATTGCGCTTTCTGCGCCATCGCTGCAATTTGGGCGTTTGCCCGGGCAGCGGCATCGGATACGCCAGTGGTAGCTTTCTCAGCCTTGGCGCCGGATTGTGCAAGTTTGTCGAGTTCTTCCGCGCCCTTCTTGACGCCAGAGGTCTGAACCTCTAACGCCAGGGTGACTTTTTCTTCTGCCATCGGAAGCCTCAAAAGAAAAACCGCCCGTAGGCGGTTATGTGTTGTGTATCGTGACTAACGCTTCGTCTTCCATCACGCGAATAGAATGGAATATTTCCTCCCATTTCTTCCGCTTGATTCCGAGCAGTTTCAGAACGTCCTGAATGACCGAGTAATCCAAGCCTATCCGGCCATTCATCCCGACCCGCCACTGTGTCAGCAACGATTGAAAGCAGAGTGCGGCTTGATAGTTCTCGGGGAATACTTCGACAAACTTGAAGTCGTCGCCGTAGTCATCTAGCGTGAATCCCATCGCATCCAACTCTTCCTGCGATGGTTTCTTTTGATAGAAGAACCGGGCGACTTTCCTCAGTTTCCCAAGCGGGCGCCGGATAGTTCTTCGACGTACTTGGCGAAAATCTTGGTTTCGACGCCCTGATAATTTTCGATCAGCTTGCCGAGCGAATCGACCGAGTATTCGGCGTCAAGGCCAGACCATCCGCTGACGATTTCAGACAGGGCCTCAACGGCAGCCTTCTTGCTCTTGGACTTGGAAGTCCGGGCAATGTATTCGTCGTATTCCGGCTTGGTCTTGTAGTTGAAAGTGAATTCAACGGTTTCACTTCCGCCGCCAGGAACGTTGATAACAACATTCGAGGCAAAGGTAGGATTCGGGGTAAGTTTCAGCATGACGTGTCCTCGTTAGACACCTCGTTAAGAAGACCATCGGCAACGCGAACGAGGACGCGCTTTCGGTTTCCCTAGCCGTGGTCAAAACGGTTAGGAGGCGTATCTAACGGGCCTATTATTTCCGTTGATGGCTACCTTGACGCGGTTGATCTGGCCTTCGGTGATCTGCATCGTTTCGTTCAATGCCACAGTGCAGGGGATCAGGTTGATCGAACCCGAGCGCGTGGTGATCTTCAAAACGGTATCGGTCTGCACATCGGTCAGTGTTTGCAGAGCGGTATAACCAGCCGTACCGATGGAATCAGCATCGAGTTCCATACCGTAGGTCACAGCCGAGAAGCCGTCATTGATCGAATACTCGACATCGGATTCGATGTACTTGTACGTGACTTGCTTGGCATCGCCGCCCGAGCTGGACGGGTTCATGACCTGGGTGATCTGGGTAAAGGTCGAAACCTTCGACACCGTACCAACGCCCGTACCGGTCGGATAAAAATTGGTATTGGTCGTGTTGCAACCTTCCAGAACGAAGGTATCTGTCGCAACCGATTTGATGCGAAATGCGCGCTTGTTCAGGCGACCCCAGCCGGAAGTCATGATGACGAAATCGCCATTTGAGTAACCGTGCGCGGTAGAAGTGACGACCGCTTCAGTGGCGTTGGTGACGATGGTTGTTACCTTGGAGGCGGCGATGGTCGAGGCGATGTTATAGGTCGAGCCAGTTGGCAATTGAGCGATGATAGTTCCTTTCCTGGGGCTATCCCCAGAACAAAAACACCCGTATTCGGGCGAAAAAAAACCGATTGGAATATTTCCTAGCGGCTTGCTAATCCCCTTTCGGGCACAAAAAAAGCTCCCTAAATGAGCTTGTGTTTTGTTTGGTTAAGTATTTCTGTTTTGGCTATAGCCTCTTCCAGATGCCCACTGCCTTTTCGCAGCAGCCGATAACTTCATCCTATGTTCATCTGTGCATGGAGGCATTTTTTTGCCAGTTGCAATAATCGACATTTTTTTGCGCGACTCATCGCTATGACGGCGGCCTTTATTGCCTTCAATCATCTTCTGTAATACCGCAAGTTCATTTGCAGATCGATCTCTTGATCTTGTTGGTAATAAGGTATATCACGCCATAAATAGCGTTAGAATCGGCATCAGCCATGATGATCCCCTAATGATCTGATTGGTTAGAGCCGGGGAAAAGGTGAGACTTTTTCTCGGCTCGTTCATTTTACACCTTAATACTGTGTTTTTTTACAGCTATGTCGTCTTATCGACCCGGTATCGGATGCTGACTGGCAACACGCGCCAGCCTTCGTCATTCATCGCCGTGCCGATAGACGGCGTACGTTCAATGACAATGCTCAATCCAGACTTGGCAATACTGAGCGTGATCGGATACAGCGCGATCAGGCTTTCGGCAATCGTCTCTGCTGCCCCGGCGCCGGTTCCCTCGGGTACATAGATGGAAACCTGAAATATCCCGGTGTAGCGGGTCAAATCTCCGGTAATCGCCGCGTCATAGGTGGCAGCCGGCAAGATGTAAGCACGTAGGTACTTCGCCCCTACCGTTGGCACATAGGGAACGTTTTCCCATGCGCAAGGAATGGCCGGCGCCTGAGCGTCTGCCCATGTCTTCAATCTCGACTCAAGCGCTGCGCGAATGGTTTTCTGTGACATTTAGGCGCCGTAGGTGTTTTGAATGTCGATTAAAGAGATGCGAACCATACCGACCGGAGCTTGTTGCGACCATCCATTCTCGAGACGAACCGAGTAAGGAAGAGAGTTACTTAACCAGACTGAGCCATCCTTGAATTCATAGGCGCCAACCTTTGACGTTACCTTCGTGATTGCTACTGAGCCTGACTTGTCCGTGTCATCCGTGGTAGTCGTATCGGGCGATCCATAGGCCACGTTCCAGTTAGCACGGAAACGTCCTGTATCAACTGGAGATTTCTTAATCACGCTGGAAAACAAATCCAGCATGATCTTTTTCGCCACCAGCTTTTGCTGGTCTTTGGCCTTCTCAATGGCCTTCGACAGATCAAGCGCAAACGAACTCATTTCCGCAACTGCACTTCATACAGACAGGCGATTCCAGCCGGTGCGACAACGCTAACGGGAGCTACTACATTCCACGTTTCGCCGGCAATAACCAGCAGGTCGCCGTCTTTTGGCTCAGTCACCCCAATGGGAGACAGCAACAGCAGTTTGTCTCCCATTGTGATCTTCGTGCCATCAATTAGCTTCTTGTCGAATTCAACGACGCAGCCATGCCCGATGGAATCGACGTAGCTAACGACCGACGATCCGGTTTCCGGGTCATAGGCCGTTCCAGACTGGACACGATGCGTTACCGATTGGCCGAACTCAACGATTAGATCGTCGGCAACAGCGGCCATTTCGGCGTAGAAGGTCATGCCCGCGCCACCGACACGCTGCCCATACCTTTGGTCAGACACGCGATCATCGCATCGACCTGAGCAAATCGCTTCTGCCCGCCGTTATTAGCAGGCTTCGTAGTGCGCTCGATTGGCCCGACCTTCACGCTGATGACCTGCTGCGGTTCAACGTCGGAGAACAATGCGCCGGTCAGTGCTTTCACGGCCAGTTCGCAACAGGCGTTACGAAGGCGGTTCATTTCCGGATAGTCCCAATTCCATAGAACACGCGGAAAAGCGAGCGCCTGGGTGTAACTGATGCGCTCTGACTTGAAGTCATACATTGAATCCAGATATTGCGTAGCTTTCCGCAGTGCAACTTCCTTGACGGCATCCGTGCCCGTCCATGCGGTCAGGCCATGCGACGCGCAATAGGAATCGGCATAGGAGACGGAGACATAACTTTCAGAATCAGTCAGCCCCATACCGGATTCAACGATCAGCGACATTACTCAATGACCTTCCATCCAGCATTCTTGTGCGATTGCACGCAGGTCGGATGCACGCGGAGTTCTTCGCCGTCTTTCTGCATGGCAACAAGGCCGTCTTGCACCACTTCTGGCGCAGGTTGGTCTTGCACCACTTCTGGCGCAGTTTTCTTCGGACGTGCCATGATTTATTCCTGAGAAATGCCGGGAGCCGAAGCCCCCGGCGATTACTGTTAGCCCATCACCGTGACAACGTGTTCCGGCTGAACGACCTTGAAGCCGTAGGCAAGATGCAGTTCCCAGGTACGTTGGCCGTATTGGGCGATGTCAAGCAGCAGGTAGGTCATGCCCTTGCTGTCCGAGATCAGCATTTGCTTGATGGTCGGGTTTTCCGGGACAAGCGGCGGGCGCATGATGCCGACCACAGCGGAACGCTCAAAAGCGACGTTCGGCGTGTAGTTGTTGCCGACAGTCAGAGCATTTGCGGTAGCGATAACCACCTTTGCACCAGGGCGGTTCAAGGAGATGGTGCCAGGTGCCGAAACACCCGTGCCGATAACGTACTTGTTATTGGAGTCAGCAGCGAAGGTAACGACATCGCCAGCCAACACGGTGCCGGTGCCAGTCACAAGCGCAATGTCAGTCACGCCGATAGCGGTGGAACCGGAGGTGGCGTAAGAGGCGCCAGTGCCCTTGGTGTGCAAGGAGATACCAGCCGATTCCTGAATGCGGAAACCGAACTGACGAAGCAGTTGCCCGGTGCGGCGTTCTTCTTCCGAACCAGCCTGATAGGCTTGTTGAATGATACCGAGTTTGCGCAGGTTGAAACCGGCAGAAGTGTCGATACAGAACTGGAGGTCAGACATCGGCGCGCCGTTGTCTTTCAGTTCCTTGTAGGCCTGAGCGAACAGATTGATGTCGGAAGCGAACGGCGTGGTTCCAGCCGTACCGATGGCGCGCGATGCGCCCTGCTTGATAGCAGCAGCAGCATCGGCTTCGGCCAGGTTGCGCAGCGTACGCATGCCTTGTGCAACGAGCTGGCGAGTCCATTCTGCGGATTCAGCGCCGTTATCCAGCGAGCGGATTTGTTCGCCGGTCAGATGCCAGCTAACCTTCTTCGACTGCGAGATGGTCACGGTGACGTTTTTCGCCACAGCATCATCGCCAGCCGTCGAATTAGCCGCCGGAGAAAAGTCGGTTGCGGCGCGAATCGGAGCGACCGGAACGAGTACGGAGTCGCCCTTGGCAACGCCCTTATCGTTGAACATGGCATTGATCGAATCGACCACGCCAAAGGCTTCATTGGAGACTTCATTCGCAGCCGAGTAGAGAACCGGCGCGAGAGAGGTAAAAGTGTTTGCCATGATGGCTCCTTATTTATTCGACAAGCTGCACGCCGCGCTTCATGGCGTCGGCACGCTCTTTGGGTGACAGAGAATTGAACTGATCCAGCTTCATGCTGGATTGATTGGTGGCTCGGCTTCCGTTAGCGCCTGAGCCGGATGTGCCGGTAGGCTCGAAAGCACGGCCAAAAACATCGGATTGGCGCATCTCGCTAACCAAATCCTTGATCGTGAGGAAATCGCCCTTGGAATTGACACGCGGATTACCCGCAACGTCGACCACGCGAACTGCATATTCGCCGTCTTCTTCAACCACCTTCACGGCGGATTTGACATGCGGCAACAGCAGGGCACTGACGCCTTTCAATTCGCTGATCGCCGCAATCGCTTGGGCATCAATCAAATGTCGTTCAATTGCTGAATCCTTGGCCTTCAATGCCAATTCAAGCTTGGAACGCTCGGTTCCGAACTGTTCCTGCATTTGGGCTTTCAGCTTGTCCCACTCGCCATTCTTCGCTGCCTTGTCCTCTTCGGACTTGCGCTGCGCCTCAAGCAATTGCTGGATTTCTTCCGGCGTCTTGCCGAGAGAGGCCCAAGCCTTCGCTTCTTTGCTGGCATTTTTTGCTGCATCGCGTTCTTTTTGCAGCGCCGACTTCAACCCTGCAGGGTCTTCGTAGCCGTCAATCTGCAAGCGGAACTTGTCACCATCTGCCTGATACATTGAGCGGACGGATTCGGGGACTGATTCAAGGTTTTCAACAACGAATTGCAAGGGCATATCCATCCTCTCGATGGTTGATTGCGACCGTCTCGGTCAGGGAGGCTTGCCGGCATCGCACCGGAAAGCGAAAAAGCAAAAAGCCCGCATTAGCGGGCTTGTAATATCAATTAATCCTTGGTGTTTTCTGAAATTTATGAAGTTTTGACTTTTCCACAAGATATGCCTGATGAGCATCTTCTGGATTATCAAAAGTTCCGATCTTCGGACGAAAAAAAGGCCCGCCGAAGCGAGCCATGATTTATTAGGGCGAACGAATCCGCCGAGTCCTTACGTTACTCCAATTTTATGCGGAGTGCAAGTGTTACCATGTCGTCGTCACTCCTTTGGCTAGACAGTGCAAGCAGCACCGAACCCGCTGCGCCTTCATTCCTTCAATATCTGCCGGCCCATGATTGACGTAGAACCATGTGCTGCTCTTGCACACCGAGCAATATGGCGAAACTTTGGGCAAGCGCCGTTCCTTCTTGGCCTTTTCTGGCCTAGCGTTGTCGGCGATCAGGGTTAGCTTCGGCATCTATATGCTATGGCTTCAAAATCCCCAACGGATCAGCCGGCAATGTATGCAATAAAACATTTGAACTAGATTCCTCAAGCGCATAGAACTCAACGCCTTTTATACCAATCACGTTGCGCAAGTCTCCAAGGTCGTTAATTGCCTTGAATTTACGCTCTGGATAGCCGTCATCTCTGCCCATAAAAGAGCCAGATGAATAACCGTTCCACGTTGCAATATATTTCATAGCGACTCCTCGTTAGTCACCCATGAAGTATAGACCAATCACAGGCCGGCTTTTGCAAATGCTTCGGCGTTCTTCTTGCGCAGTTCGGTCAGGTTCAACTCACGGCCAGCGCGATCAACGAAACGATCTAGCGTCAATCCGCCCTGCCTGAATAGTTTCCCCTTGGTGACGCCTAGAATATCATCCTGACGCGACGCAGGCTGTTTGCGCAGCCAATCCTGATAGGTCATGTCCGCAGGAACCTGGCCATCCATTGATGCGCGCGTTCCTGTCTTCGGTTCTGGCAGGTCAATGCCAAGTTCCTTCCATGATTTCGTGACCGGCGCCGTAGAAGATCGGCAATTCCAATGCGCGGGCGGGCGTGGCCCTGAATCAACTGGATATACGGCGCCATCCCTGGCCCTGCACACCGCGCTGGTTCTACCGTCAAGTGTGCTAATCCACTTGATGCCTTTGATTAGATCGTCATTGGCCTTGTAGAACTCGTTGCGCGTGAAATTAGCCGTATGACTGACCGCTGTACGCACCATTGCCGCAGTATCACGGCGCGATGTTTCCATCAGACCATCAGCGTAATTGTTGATCTTCGTGCCACGAATGCGCGTCACTATCTGCTGAATCGTCTCGCCTTCAACGTATCCGATACGGATTGCGTCTCGCACCATACGTGCCTTATTCGCTTCCAGACCGGCCAAAGCCTCACGCAACAAAACTCCCTGAAATGGCCTTGCCAAAGCTGCCGAATACACCTGATCGACTGCAACGGTAGAAACCGAAAGTTCAACCGGCAAGGCGCTGGCGAATAGCTGCTGCTGATACCCGGCCTCATACGCCACCAGATCGCGCAACTCGCCTTCTAGCTCTCCCCGGATGGCGTTGAATGCCTGGCTGTTGATCTGGCGAACGCTCTGCAATAGCGCGTCTAGTCGTTCCACCGTGAATGAATCCGGCGGCATGCTTTCCAGCGCAGCGGATAGGCGAGCGAACAGATCGGCGTCCGTTCTATTCAAGATCGCCACCAGTCGGCGGATAACGCTGTTGCTGTACCTTTGAAGGTCTATTGCGTGGTCAATAGCCGCATGTTGCAGCTCTTCATTTACGCTTGCCATCAGTCCATTTCCGCAAGGATCATAATCAGCGCCAGAGCGTCGTCATCGTCGTTTCCAACGGTCAAGGAATCCTTGACGGTTGGAGATGAATCATCGGTTATTGCTGCAACAGAAACATTTTTATCTGTAGCGTAAGAAATCTTACGTAACAGGTCATTGACCGGAGCAAGCGGCTCAAGCCGTGCGACTTCCTCAACCGTTTGCGACGCGACAGGCGCTACCTGATCGGATTTCCCTGCCCTGTACTCTATCGGGAGAGATTCAGGCGCTTGCGGCTCTTCCGGCGCCTGTTCTAGCGCCTTCCTGAGTTCTTCTTGCCGCTGCTTTGCTTTGGATTCACGGGAGACCGCATCGACAACCCGCTTTGTTTGCGCCTGAGAGGCGCGAAGTAATGCGCCGCCGTCACTCTGCTGAACTCTTTCGGCAAGCAAATGCTCTGCTGCGGTCGCAGTATCAATATGCGAGTAATCGACCAGGGCTTCGCCAGTCGTTGCGCCTGCCCCGATGGCAAGCAGCATGGATGCCGCTGCTACACCTGATAGCTTCGATAGTTGTAGCAGTCTTTCGGCAGCGGTCACAGTGACTTGCTCCATACTGCATAGCTGATTGCATCAAGGTCGGCAGCGCTTAGACCTGTAGCGCCATAGCTCACCGCTGGCGATGCCGATAGCGGCAGTTGCCTTGCCCATACAGCATCGGCAATAGCGAGGATTGCCGCCTCGGAAAGCGTCAGCGTTGCCGGCGTAACAATAGTTGCCGTTGCGGCAAGCGTGTCGCCTGATTCAGATAGCGATGCCGACGCAGTGACAGAAATTCCGACCGATGAAACAACGGTATCACCGGCTTCCGATTGAGATAGCGCAGCAGATAGCGCAATCCCTGCGCTTGATGCCAACGTATCGCCTGAATCATTGCTTGCGAGCGTTGCCACAATAACTGCATTGGCGATTGCCGCAACGGTGTCAGACGCCTCTGTGACATTCAGCGAGGCATTGACGCCGCTGGTTAGCGTTCCGCTGGCTGATAGCGTATCGCCAGATTCAGAGATCGAAGCTGCGACCGATACTGTGACAACGGACAGGCTTGCTACACTATCTCCAGCCTCAGTTATCGAAGCCGTCGCATTGACTGTGACCGTTCCAACTGATGCTAACGAATCACCGCTTTCAGTCTGTGCATATGTTCCTGAAACAGAAACCGATGCAACTGATGATGCGGTGTCGTTTGATTCTGTTACCGAAAGCGAAGCATTGACTCCGCTAACAACAGTTCCAGATGCCGCTAAAGTGTCGCCTGATTCAGTAATCGCAGACGATGCCGACAGCGGAATGGCTGCTACAGATGCTACGGTATCCGCTGATTCATTGATTGCAGCAGATGCCGAGATAACGATATTCGCATTACTGCTTACCGTGTCGGACGATTCTGAAATGCTTGATGTCGCTGATACAGCAATGCCAGCCGAGCCTGACGCAGTATCGCCAGATTCCGTGACAGATAGCGTGGCACTGATGACGCTAGAAATTGTCGCTGATGATGCGAGCGTATCGCCTGATTCTGCAACGCTTGCAGAAGAACCAACGATTACTGCTGCCGATGCGTTAGCGGTATCGGACGATTCTGTTCGTGCAAGCGTTGCCGAAATTCCGACAGTTGCAGATGATGCCGCAGTATCAGAGCCTTCCATTACGGAAAGCGTTGCTGATACTGTTCCGCCTCCAGCGGCCGCCGGAACCTGCAACTGCGCCCAATGGACGCGGACTTCTATCGGGGCGACTTGCTCAAAATAATCAGCGCGCAGGATCTGCCCTGCAGCGCCGTCGTCATCCCACAGGTCGGAGGCGCCCG